AGTGGCGCAAGAAATGAAAGCCCTAAAACTGTTTTTACAACTATGCTTAATATCAGGTATTTGTGTGATAATTGGTTTTAGCGGTTGGATTCTTTACTTTGTTTGGTGGATTGTTAAGGGGTTTAAATGAGCCAGTATAGCGCAGAAGTAGCAAAGGATATTTGTGAACGTGTTGCTAATGGTGACACTCTGCAAGTTATTGCAACATCGTATGATGTAAGTATTGGGACAATATTAAATTGGGCGACAAAAGAAGAAAACACTGATAACTACGCGCGCGCACGCGAGGCAGCCGCAGACCTTTTTGAATCTAAAATCATCACACGCGCCGAAACAGTAACGCCAGAATCAGCCGCAGCCGACAGGGTTGCTATTGATGCGTTGAAGTGGGTGGCAGCACGACGCGCACCTAAAAAATACGGCGACAGCAACAAAATAGATTTAAACGTTAGTAGTTTGACTGAGCTATCCGACGAACAATTAGACAACATCATCACTCAAGCAACTGAGCGACTAAAACAAAATGCTTAACACTGATATTGTCAGTGACCGAACCGCCAAAATTCAACTTGCTGCTGCGTTGCAAGAAAAGCAACGACGCATATCTGAAAACAAGTTATTGCATTACAAACCCTACAAAAAACAAATGAAGTTTCACGAGTTAGGCTCAACTATTCGTGAGCGGTTGTTCATGGCTGGAAATCAGCTTGGAAAAACCATCGCTGGTGCTGCTGAAATGGCTATGCACTTGACAGGCTTATATCCCGATTGGTGGCAAGGCCGAAGATATAAACGGCCTGTTGTTGCATGGGCAAGTGGTATCACAGGCGAAACAGTACGCGACACAGTGCAAAGATTGCTTGTTGGCCGCACTGGCGAGTATGGCACAGGATTTATCCCCAAACATTGCATCATTGGTGACCCTAAGCGTGCTATGGGTACTCCTGATTTGCTAGACAGCGTGCAAGTGCGTCATATTAGCGGTGGTATTAGTCGATGCGGTTTTAAGTCGTATGCAACAGGCCGCGAAAAATGGCAAGGTGAAACATTAGACATTCTATGGCTCGATGAAGAACCGCCGCAGGATATTTACACCGAAGGATTGACTCGAACTAATGCTACAGGCGGCTTTGTCTATATGACGTTTACGCCATTGCTAGGTATGTCTGAAGTAGTGCGTCGATTCATTAGCGAACAAAACAACGATAGAACGGTGGTGAACATGACGATTGATGATGTTGATCATTACACTGAAGAACAAAAAGCGTCAATCATTGCCAGTTATCCAGCACATGAACGAGAGGCACGCGCAAAAGGTGTCCCAACGCTTGGTAGTGGTCGCATCTTTCCAATATCAGAAGAATCAATCAAGTGTGAACCGTTTCAACCGCCAGCATGGTGGTGTCGTATTGGCGGCCTAGACTTTGGATGGGATCACCCGACTGCTGCCGTTAAAATTATATGGGATAGGGATGATGATGTGATTTATGTTACTTCATGTCATAAGCTGCGAGAATCTACACCTATTGTTCACGCTGCTGCTATCAAACCTTGGGGTGGTGATTGGATGCCTTGGGCATGGCCTCACGACGGCTTACAGCACGACAAAGGCAGCGGTGACAACTTAGCAGACCAATACCGTAAGCAAGGGCTTAGAATGACAGCCGAGCGTGCTACTTTCCCCGATGGCACTAATGGAGTTGAAGCTGGATTGATGGAAATGCTCGACAGGATGCAAACAGGGCGGTTAAAGGTGTTTAGCCACTTGAATGATTGGTTTGACGAGTTTAGATTGTATCATCGTAAGGATGGCAAAGTAGTTAAAGAATATGACGATTTATTAAGCGCAACGCGCTATGCTATTATGATGAAACGGTACGCGGCGCAAGTGCCTAGACCTAGAGAAATAGGCAATCCAAACTTTAAGCGACAATCGGACTATCAGGGCTATTAACATGAGCGAGTTATTGCGATTTTTCAAAGATATGCGTGATAACGGTTATGGTTTGGCTGAGATAGCGGCGCAACTAGGCACGTCTGCTATTGCTGAACCTGTTGCTGGCTTTGCTGCAATGTACGACCCTGCTCATGGTGCTGACGCTATACGCGAAGGCATGACATATCAGCCAAGAACACAAGAAGCTCAAGAATACTCACAATCAATCGGTAATGCTGCTAAAACAGCCATTAAACCTGCTATGCCTATCATCGACACATGGAAGAAAGGCGTAGACATTGCAGGGCAATACAGTCCTGTTGTCGGTGCTACCTTGCGTACTGTACCTACGGCTATTGGTATTGCTATGGGTGCAAAACCTGCGTTACAGGCAGGGCGACAAGTTAGCGAGGGATTGGGGGCGATGCAAGGGCGTATGATTGCTAATGCTAACGCACCACGAACATTAAACACTGCGGGCTATATGGGGCAACGTGGTGTCTTTGCAGGTATTAACGCGCTAACGGCTGACAGACAAGCGTTAGCTAAAGCTCAAGAAATGATTGCTCAAGGTGTTGACCCCGAAGATGTTTGGCAGCAAACAGGGTGGGGGCGCGGTGCTGATGGAAAATGGCGGTTTGAGATAGATGACAGCAAGGCAACTTTGCGTGATTATCAATTCACACCAAAAGAGGCTTACGAACAAGCAAGAACAAATGCGTTTATTAGCGACAATGAACTAATGAGGAATCGCGCAAAAAGCATGAGCGAATATGCGTCAATGACTAAAAATCAATTAATAGATGAATATAAAAGAACAGGTAATGAAATTGTTGACGCAGCAATCAATGGTGATATTGAAAAAGCTAAATTGTTATCAGAAAAAAGGTCAGGACTTGACGCTTTGCTTAGTCAAATGGGAAGCAGGGAACATGGAAAAACATCGTCGTTTATTGCTCACGGTGATTTAGGTAGGGCATATCCTGATGTTTATAAAATCCATACACGGGTATCACCCGATGATGTTGGCAATGCTAATGCTCATTATTACAGAGGTAATGACTTACAATCTGAGCAAATTGTGTTAGGTCGTAAACCGATATTAAACAGCGATAAATCTACCATGTTGCATGAATTACAACACGCCATACAACAACGTGAAGGATTCGCAAGCGGCGGAAATCCTGAGCAGTTTAGAGGGGTTTATAAAGACCCTTACGAAGCCTATAGAAAGTTAGGTGGCGAGGTTGAGGCGCGAATGGTGCAAAACAGAATGGATTTAACGCCACAACAAAGACGCAATGCTTACCCATTCGCCATAGGCCGATATGGTTATGAAGATATACCAAAAAACGAACAAATAATTACCTTTGGCAACAACAAGGCTATGTCACAAAGACCATTAACCGAATTTGAGCAAGCGCACCTACTCGCACAACAACGGGCGGCATTACCTGTTAATCAGAGGGGATTAGATTTACCTGCTGACAATACAGCGATGGATAGGGCAAGGGCGATGGGGTGGGATACTGATGTTTATCACGCTACACAATCAGATATTAAAAACTTGATACCTAGCGAAGATGGCAAGTTAGGAGGTGGGGTTTATACAAGTTACGAGCCTGATATGGCTGAAAAATACCTAAAAGGCAATGACGGGGCAAACACAATGCCGTTAATGCTACGCGGCGATAAGTTGGATATGGACAAACATGGTGGAATGTTAGAAGACAAATATTGGTCTGGCAAAAAAACAAAAGAAGATTATTATAAATCACTTAATAAATATCAAAACGCTAATAACTTACCTAGTCGTATTTATGGTGCGCCTTACGCAGAAATAGTAACGCAAGACCCCAAAAACATACGCTCACGCTTTGCCGCCTTCGACCCGTTTAACCGTGAATCTTCTAACCTACTCGCTACAACTGCTCCATTAGTACCTACTACCGCTTTAGGCGCGTATATGTATAATGAGAAGCGCAAAAAATCACAAGGTAAACAGTAATGTCAGACTACAAAACCACAGGCAAATTAGACGCGGCTGGCATTGCTAAGTTGATGAATAGCGATAACATCGTTTTAGATTTAGATGATGCCAAGATTGCCAGTATTGAAACAACGTGCCAAGCGTTATACGAACAAGACGCGCAAACGTGCGAGGATTGGCGCAACGAGGCCAAGAAGCTGCTAGAAATAGCAGGTATGCACGACAAGTCACGGTCACACATTGACCCGTGGCAAGCGAATACACAGCTACCTGACTTGATTCATGCGGCTATGCAATTTAACGCCAAGACATACCCTATCTATGTTAAAGATGGCAAGGTTTGTTCTAGCAAGATTGAAGGCCAAGTCACCGAAGAAAAACGCGCAAGGGCGGAGCGTATTGTTGACCACATGAATTGGCAATTGATGTTTGAAATGCCAGAGTGGGCAAGTAATTTAGATAAGTTGCTATTAGTTCTGCCAATTATCGGCACAGTGTTTAAGCTCACACAGTACGACCAACAACTAGGCCGCCCAACTGATACGATTCTAATGCCTGAAATGGTGACAGTGGATAACTCACCGAACAATAGCGACTGGTCGCGCCGTATCAGTATTGACATGGTTATTGGTGAAAATGCGCGTATTTCTAACG